ACGTGGCGCGCCTCACGCAGTCTCGCCGCGATGCGAACCTCTATCTGCTGGAAGCGCACGGTATTTATCCGTGGTGCCGCGAAGCCCTTGCCGCGCTGACGCTGCTCAACTTTGAGCTTAAGGACTACGCCAAGGCGCAAGTCTGGGCCGCAAAGATGCTGGAACTGCGCGAGCCTCTAGCGGATCAGCGCCCGTGGACGCATGAGGTTCGCTGGTACGGCTGGGCGGGTTACGACATCGGTGCGCGAGCGTATCGTGCCAACGGAAACAAGGCGATGGCCGAAGTGCTTCAATGGCAGTTCCACGCGGGCGCGAAGCCGGTAATAAGCCTGCTGCACGCAACCCGAGGTAGAACATCCAAGGCAGTTGCCGCACGCGAGGCATGGCTTTCCACGGCTTCGGATCAGTCGCGCATTGAGCATATCTTTGCGGTCGATTCCGACGACGCGGCATCCTGCGAAATGGCAAAGCAGTTTGTGAGCGCAACAAGTCCGAAGCAAAGTTGCGTTTCGGCTTGGAACGCAGCGGCGCGTATTTCCCGAGGCGACCTGCTGGTTCAGTTATCAGATGATTGGCAACCCTGCCAAGGCTGGGATACGAAGCTGCTTGAAGCCTGCGGCAATGCTGACCTGCAGAAACAGCCTCTAGTGATCGCGGTCGATGACGGCACGCGCAAGGATCAACTCCTTTGCATGGCTATCCTTTCTCGCGCCCGCTACGAGCAGCAGGGCAACGAGCTATTCCACGAAGGCTACGAATCGGTTTTTTCCGACAATGAGTTTTCGTATCGCACTTATCGGGATCGGGTAGTCATCGACGCCCGCGACAAGTTGCGTTTTGAGCACGTGCATCCGTGTTTTGGCAAAGCTCCGATGGACGCGACGTATCAGCACAACAATCAGAAATCGCGCTACGATGCCGGTCTTGCGCTTTTCACTCAAAGAAACCCAGAAGCACCAGCATGGATGCGCCAGCCCTCTCAATCCTGATACCGGCAACGCCGAAACGGATTATCAGCCATCTCCAGCCGCTCGTTGCAAAGCTGGAAAGGCAGATTGCCGAAACTGAGCGTCCGCAGGATTTCGAGGTGCTGACGTTTCTAGACAACCGCCGCCGCAGCATAGGCGAAAAGCGCGACGCCTTGGTGCAGATGTCACGCGGGCGCTTTGTAGCCTTTTGCGATGACGACGATGATGTTTCCTTCGACTACGTGAAACGACTTGGAGAAGTTATCGCTCACGCTACCGATCAAACGTCCGTCATCACCTTTGATCAGATGGCGGTGATCAACGGCGTCGAGTCCGTATGCTCCTTCTCTTTGCGTCACCCGAACGAGCCATTCAAGCAGCCTAGGTTCCGGCGCAATGCTTGGCACGTTTGCGCGTGGCGCGGAGAAATGGCTCGCAGGGTTCGCTTTCCATCCAGCAATTACGGCGAGGATTGGGCGTGGGCAAAGCATCTGGTGATGGATGCGACCGGCGAGATTCACATCGACGCCATCCTGCACGTTTACCGTTACGACGAGCGCATCTCAGAGGCACCGCCGCCGTCTTAAATCTTACATTTTGCCCTCTCGTATGGCAGTCCGCGATTTTGACCCGACGCAACTTGCGACCGATTTCACCGGCATCTTGGATCAGGCCGGAATCACGTTCGCGATGGGAGGCTCGACGATCACCGGAGTCTGGGCGATTTCACGGAATATGTTCGACGCCTTTGAGGATCAGCGGCGCGAGGACTCGAAATACACCGTGTTCCTGTTGACTTCGCAGCTGGCTTCCGTGCCTACCCTAACGCAGACGCTGGTGCGATCCGGCGTGACCTACTTTGTCGAGCAACTGCGATTCGACGCCGAGGGAACGGGTTGCGAAATGGATGTCTGTAAAGTCATATGAGCAGGGCGAGTGGCAACGGCATTACGATAGATGCCAATTTTGATAAACTCAACGTGCGGCTTTTTGAGTTATCGAAACGGGTAGGTCTGGAACTTGGACCGATTATCAAGGAGGAAGCAAAGTATTTGATGCAAAGTGCGGTAAAAGTTACTCCTCCTCCAAGTCGTCAGTCCGGTGTCAGCACAATTCGTAATGATCTTAAAAAAGTTGCCGTTGCACTCGATTATCAAGGTTACGAAGCCCGAGCAACGAAGGGCGGTTTTTATGGCTCACTTGCAAAATACATTCGCCGTCGTGATGCGGGAAAACTTAGGGCGTTGATTCAAAATCCAAATTTTAAATTATTCCAAGGATTCACGGTACTTGGAACGCCAGAAGAAATTAGAGCTGCTCACCAATCCAGACGAGTGGCTGGTCGAGTAAAGGGTGAGCCGAAATCGGTAGCATTTGGATCACAAATGCGTCGTTACTCAAAAACCGTTACAGATCGCGTCGGATTCATGTTAAGCGGCTGGAACAAAGGCGCGGCAGCGGTTGATGTGAAAATTAAAAAGTTTGCCCAAAGAAGTTATGCAGGATCGAACGCTGGCGCAGAATTCAGTTTCAGTCGTAACCCTTACTTCATTGCGCGGAATGGCAACATGAGGAACGCAATGGTGATTAAAACGATCAACACGGCGGTTAAATTCCGCATCCGAGTTACCGAAAAGAAAATTGACAGAGCAATGAACAAGCTCGCGCTTAATCTTGGCTTCACGAAACTTGCCAAGGGCAGTTATTGAGATGAGCACCCGCACCGACATCCGTAACGCCATCGGCAACGCAATCACTGGAGCCTCCGTTGTTCCGACCGCTAACTTGCTGCGCGGGCGCGACCGCACGCTTCAGTCGGTTAGCTTTCCAGCCTGCGCGGTCTATGCCGTTACCGAGGACATTGAGGTGCGTTCTCTTGCTCCGAACAATCGCGTTCAATACCGCACACTAGAGGTCTCGGTTGATTACTTTACGGCGGTCACCGCAAGCACGATTCTAGACGACCTGCTCGACACCGGAAGTGCAGCGGTCGAGGCGGCGGTTTTGGCAGATGTCACCCTTGGCGGCGTTTGCCGCGATACCCATTTGACGAAGGTCAATTATGTGATTGAACCCGACGAGGAACGCCAATGGGGCGTGGCTCGCCACACGTTTCAAGCGATCTATCTAACCACTGATTAAAATGGCTACTCATCTAGGCCGCGAGGGCACTATCAAGCTCTCCAGCACCACCATCGGCGAGCTTCGCAATTACGCGCTCGCTCAATCATCCGACACCGTGGAGGACACCGTCATTGGTGATACCTTCCGCACGCGCAAGGCGACGCTCAAGACTTGGAGCGTAAATGGCGATCTCTACTGGGACTTGGAGGACGCCGGTCAAATTGCGCTGACCGTTGGCTCAAGCGTAACCGTGAACCTCTATCCCGAGGGCACCACGACCGTTGCTACCTACTACACGGGCGGCGGCATCGTCACCAAGTTCGACGTGAGCGCGGCTTTCGACGGAATGGTTGAAGGCAGCATCACCATCGAAGGCAACGGCACGCTAACCGTCGCAACCGTTTGAGGTGACACGTGGAAGCCATTGACCTCGTAAGAGACCATTTCAGCAGCCTCGGCACGAAGGCGATTGAAGTTCCCGAGTGGAAACTAACGATCCACTCGACGCCCGTAACGCTCGCGGAAAAGAACAAGCTCTACAAAAAGAGCCGCGAGAGCGACATGGAACTCCTCGTCGATGTTCTGATCATGAAGGCAACCGATGAGAAAGGCGAAAAGCTATTCAACATCGACCATCGCCTGACGCTGCTGAACAAAGCGGATTCCAATGTGATCGCCCGCGTCGCCAACGCGATCCTCTCGGATGACGCGCCGAAGGCAGATCAGATAAAAAACTGATCCACGGCGGGGAAGCTGCCGACTTCCTCGCCGTGTACGCCATCGCGGAGCTACTCGGCAAATTTGCCAGCGAGGTCTTGCAGATGCCGAAATCCGAACTCGACGGTTGGCTCGCGTATCTAGCCCACAAAAACTCAATCAAGCGATCTCATGGCTGAAGCCGTCATTGCAATCAGGGCGTTAGACTTAACGCGCCAAGCGTTTCTTTCGGTTCAGCAGTCGCTTGCAAAAATGCAGGCCGCAATCGGGAAAGCCGGTGTCGCTATTGGCGGTTTTTTGAGCCTTCAGTTGGCAAAGCGCGCTTTGATGGGATTCAATAAAGCGCTGCGTGACGTTGAACAGGATGCGGAAAAATTTGGAGCCACGCAGGAAGAATTGGATAAAGTAACGCGAGCAACCGGAGCAATCGACTCCGCAATGCAATCGCTCAAGATGGGCGTCGTCAATACGGTCAACGCCGTGCTGGATTTCAAGGACAGTTTGATGGGCGTCGAGAAAGTAGATTCTAAGGGAATAGCAGATAAAATTCGCGCTGATCGAGATGCTCCAAAAATCAAGGAATTGACCAAGGACATCGAAGAACTTCGCGCCGAACTCAACGCTGTCGGTGAATCATCGGCGCAACATTTTGCGCGACTTGGAGCAGAAATCGTCAAGGTCAACAAAGCGGCAAACGATCCGAATTTGTCCGATCGACTCAACAAACTGGAAAAAGAAAAAGAAAGCATTCGGATCGCAACGGAGCAGCGAAAAATCGCCGTAAAGGTCAATGAGGACTACACGAAAGCGGTAAAAAACTCACTCGAAGCGGCGCAGGAATTTTCAGATAAGCAGCTTACTGCAGAAGAGCAGCAGATCAATGTTGCGAGCGCAATCCAGAGAACAATCAACGAGATTGACGCGCTGCAAGCAACACTGCCAAAGGTATTTTTCCCAGAGATCGCAACACCGGAGCAGATTGCGAACATGGAACGGCTGACTGAATTGCACGGCGATTATGTTCGACTGCTCGGCAAACGAGAAATCTTGGAGACTAGTGTCCAAAAGATCGCACGTCAGTCCGGCGAAATCATCTCGCAATCACTTGAAGACGCCATCTTCGCCGGCCAACGCCTATCCGAAGTTCTCCGCGCACTCGCTCAAGACCTTCTCCGCATGGCGTTCCGCGAGGCTGTTACGGCTCCGTTGGGAACGGGCCTCGGCAGCTTCTTCAAGAACCTATTCCGCGCCGAAGGTGGTCCAGTTGCATCCGGCAGTCCTTACATCGTAGGCGAGCGCGGGCCCGAGCTTTTCGTTCCTCGCTCGTCTGGCTCAATCGTGAGCAACGACAATCTCTCCGGCATGGCGGCAGGTGGTGGCGGCATCAACATCACCTACAACATTGCCAGCGGAGTTAGTCGCGCCGAACTTGGATCGCTACTTGAGATGGAGCGCCGCCGCCTCAAGTCCGAGATTCCTGACATGGTTCGACGTGGCGGTGCATACCGCGCAGCCTTCGCCTGACGATCATGGCTATTACCTACCCGCTCACGCCGCCGTCGCCATTCCGCATCTCGCGGCTTTCGCTTTCGGGCTTTAGCGCGACCTCGCGCAACGTTTCGCCGTTTACCTTTCAGATTCAGCAGTACAACTGGACCGGTCAGGCGTGGTCCGGTCAGGTCGATTGCCCGCCGATGACGCGAGCCGATGCGGAGGCGGTTATCGGCTTCCTGCTGGCGGCGCAGCGCGGCACGTTTTATTTTCAAGACTACGCCAACCCAACAAATCGCGGAGGCGTTACCGGAACGCTGAAAGTTGCAACAGCTACCGCAAATACTAGCACGCTTACTTTCATAAATACCGGAGGCAGCGGATCGTTTGCGGTCGGCGACTGGCTGCAAATCTCTACCTCGCTTTACAAGGTTGTTCAAGTAACCAGCGCAACGGAAGTCGATCTGTTTCCGGTTTTACGTTCAAGTTACGCGGTAAACACGCCAATTACCTACTCCAACGCCAAAGGCGTTTTCCGTTTGTCAGAACCGCTCACCAACTGGTCGATTGATAACGCCAAGATTTACGGCGTCTCGTTTGGCATCGTCGAGGACGTGGCGACATGAGCATAACCACCGCAGGGCGTTCTCTCTCGGGCGATATGGTCACGGAGGTGACCACGGCACAGTTGTCGCCGATTCTCATGGCGACTTTAAATTTTTCGTCGCCGGTTTATCTTTGGAATGGCTACGGCGATCTTGCCTACAACTCAGTTACCT